GTGCAAAAAATCTAATAAATATTTAAAAGGATAAAACATCATTGCTGCAAAAACACAGTTACCTTCGTGAAATACGGTATCGTTAATAGTTATTTTATTATCATTCCATGGCCCACCATCAACCCAGGCAATACCAACCATGCTTTCCGTTAATCTATTATTGCCATCTATTCCATCAGTTCTTATTGATGGCATAAAAGCATTTACGTCATCAATTGTTGAATCAAAATCATTAAAGTGTATTTTTTTGTTTTCTTGCCAGTATAAAGTATTTTTATCGTTTATATCATATGTAAATCCATGAGGCATATTACTTAATACAATTTTATCTCCAGCATATTTTTCTGCAACATAATAATTATTTATTAATGTCTCATCCCAGTTTTTATCAAAAATTGTATGTGCATCTATTTGAAAAATAAAATCATGTTCTTTATCGTACATTAAGGCAGCGTTCATTCTAGAAAAACCTATTCCAAAAACATAAGGAGAAAAAAATTCTGTATATAATGTATTACTAGATTTTAATAGCGAAACATCCTCTTTTGATCCATTGTAAAGATGCGATTCTTTTTTATCTAAAACGGTATTAAATATACTAAAATAAATACGCTCAGGATGCTTAGCAGCATATATTGCAGATCTTATTGTGTCTAAAAGGTAATATTCTCTACAGGAAGCAATTGTTATTAAAATTGTTTTTTCTTTATTGCTCATATTTTTCATTATATCATATATGGTATAATTTAAAAATGAACCTGCCCAAAGAACCATATCATATAATTAAAAATTATTTAGATAAAGATTATTGTAAAGATATGGCTTCATATTTTCTTAAAAATATGGAGGAAGATCCAAGAGAAGGATATAGCACTTTTGGTATAGGTGGCAAAGAATACTTTTTTGAAGAAGTAAATCCAAAACCAAAACCATATGATCCAAATATGAAGCTATACGATATGATCCATTTTGGTTATAAATTTTTTATGGAAAATTATCCAATATATGGAGATTTTGAATTAAACAGATCACATGCAAATTTTATGTTTAAAGATGCAATTTTACATGATCATAAGGATGATAGAAACTTTAATGAACCGATAGAAACATTGGGAAGCAAGACCCATGTTCTTGGATTATTTTTAACTGATGATTACGAGGGTGGGGAATTAGTATTTGGAGATTATTCTATTTCATTAAAACCAGAAGTTGGTGATCTTGTATTTTTCCCTGGCTACTATACAAGACATGGTGTAAACAAAGTTACCTCTGGAGTTAGAATAAATATTTTAAGTCATTATTTTGATATTATAGATAGATCTAAGATTAATCCAGCATACTCAATGTAAAAAAATAGCCCCGCTTTTACACGGGGCCATTATTATGCATACTTTTTAGGAAATTTGTTTTTCCATTTATGTGTGGCTCCTTTTACATAAGAAGACCAAGAGCTCCAGTCTTTACCGCCTTTTGTCATATGATATACAATTTTGGCGTTTTTAACTGGGCTAAAAAGCTCGGCATTTAGGTCAAGTTCAAACTTATCTCGTCTGTCTGGACCCAATTCTCCAATCATATTAATTTGGAATATACCGTAAGAGCTGTCGCCTGTTTTTGCATTGCCGTTAAAGGCAAATGGACGACCATTAGACTCTGCTTTGGCAACAGCCCAAGCAGTCCTAAGACCCTTCCCTTTAAACCCAACAGCCTTAAGTAATTCAACCAATTGTCTATCGGTCAAACTATGAGCATTTTCATACTTCTTCAGTATTGCTTTACTCTTTGCTCTCTTAGAAACCAAAGAAGCCACCTTGTGGGTGGCCCGAACGTCAATGGATTCTTTCATTAGCAAGTTGTTACGGTCAGCAAATGATATTTCTTTCCCGTTGGTCAGAATAGCAAATGCAAGCACCATAATCATTACCCCTGATAGTATTTTATTGTCTCTCAAGTTTTCCTCCTAGAAACAGTTATGACACCTTAACGGTGTCATACACCTAGTATAACACAAATATTACTGACGAGTCAACTTCATTTGATGATATAATATAAAGACTTAATTTTGAAAGAGGAATAAATGGCAACATTTAGAGGTTCTGGATCTGGTACATATAATATTGGAGAACGTCCACCCTATGTAAATTGGACAGTCGTTCGTGGAGATACTGCTGCATTTCGTGTTTATTTAACTGATGATGAGCGGCAACCACTTGTAATTGGAGACTGGACAATATCTATGCAAATTAAAAGACCAACAACAAGTCCAGTGGTTCCAGGGCAAATAACAGATACTGCAACACTACTATATACTTTAACCCCTGCACCAGATGCAGATGATGAAGTTGGAGAATTCACAGTATCATTAACTGCTGCACAAACAACAACACTTGAAACAAATGATATTTGGGACATAGAGGTTTCTTTGCCACAAGATGAGATAGTTTGGACAGTGGCACAAGGGAAAATGACAATTCTTGAGGATGTAACAGCTTAATGGCAACTGTTACTCTTTATGAGACAAAGCCAGTAAGAACTGCTAGAATAGAGCAAGAAGATCTGGTAAATACTTCTTTTAGAACAGGTAAAAGAATATCTTTAATAGAAGAGGTTCTACCATTTAGAATTAAGTTTACAGCTATAAAAGTTCCTGGATACGGACCAAATAATGTTCCGCCTATTCCGTTACAGATTATTGGGTATAGCAACTTTATATTATAAAGGGGTGGTTAAATGAAAACAATAACTATAGCAACTCCCATGTATGGTGGCGTGTGTCATGGAACATATCTAAAGAGCATATTGTCTTTAGTAAATATATTGGGTCAAAAAGGTTATAAAGTTAACTATAGCGATATATCTAACGAATCCTTAATTACAAGAGCAAGGAATACACTAACAGAACTATTTTTAAGATCTGGAAATGATTATTTACTTTTTATTGATTCAGACCAAGGGTTTAATCCTGAAGGTGTGGTAAAAATGATAGAAGAGAATGTTGATCTTGTTGGTGCAGCGGTTCCAATGAAAGGCATAAACTGGGAATCAGTAAAAAATGCTGTTTTACAAAATAAACAAGATCTGTCAAATCACACTGCAATTTATAATGTTAATATATCAGAAACACAAAAAGAAGAATATAAAAAAAATCCAAATGTAATTGTTGAGGTAGACTACATAGGAACTGGCTTAATGCTTATAAGCAGAAATGTATTTCAAACCCTAAAAGAGTATACGCCTTCATATAGATCTGATCAGCATAGCAGTTCTGGAATACAATACGGTGAGACTATATATGATTTTTGGAGAACAGAAGTAGATCCTGAATCAAATAGGTTGCTTTCAGAAGATTATAATTTTTGTAAAATGTGGAGATCTTTAGGGGGTAAAATTTATTTAGCTCCTTATACAAAGGTGGTGCATGTTGGAACATATTGGTTTAAATAAGCTTGATGGATTTGGTCCAATTTATGTTATTAATATGGAACGATCAGCAGATCGTAAAACATACATAGAAAATCATTTTAAAAAATACGGGGTATCAGAATATACTTTCGTAAATGGAATAGATGGATCAAAAGAAGATTTAAATGAACTAATAAATAATCTTGACCAGATTACCGTTTCAAAAAATGAAATATCTTGTGGTATGTCTCATCTTAAAGCAATAAAACACTGGTTAGAAACATCTGATTCAGATTATGCCATCATCATGGAAGACGATGTTAGTCTTGAGACTGTAGATTTTTGGACTTTTACATGGAATGATTTTTTTAGTGCGGTAACTAAAAAATATGATATTTTACAACTTGCAATAACCAATAACTTTATTATAAACAATAGGTTGCATCTAAGAGAACATTTAGACTGGTGTGCAGCGGTATATTTAATAAAAAGACCATTTGCTGAAAAGCTAGTAAAGAAATATGTAGTTGATGGAAAGTATACCTTTAGTCCTAATAGGTTTTTGTCTGTTCCAGAAGGGGTTATATATACGGGAAGTCTTTGTTACTCAATACCGCTTTTTACTTATACCACTCAGTTTGAGTCATCATTGAATCAGTCCCATGTAAATACTATACATACTAACTGTAGGAATCAAACATTAAGATACTGGCAAAACAACTCTATATTTAAATTAGATTTATTGTAATAATATGTTATAATTTGGCTATGGCCAGACTACCACTTTCCACAGTAAAGACAAAGTTCCAGACGGGTGATAGGCCCACGGAACAAGATTATGTTGATCTAATTGATAGTACTTCTGCTCAAGCTACAGATCTTGGCAGCTATGGTAATAATGAAAACACTATTACTGGAATTGAAAGCGCTACCGTTATTGATAATTTTGATGCAACGGTATGGCGAATGGTCAAATATATTATCTCAATAGCAAAGACAAGTGCTGGAGATAATAAATTTTATGCTACAGAATTGACTATACTTGTAGACGGTACAGATGTAAACGTTTCTGAGTATGGAACAATAGACAATGATGGGAATATTGGCACCGTTGCTGTCTCTCGTGCTGGTAGCACAGTTAATATAACTGTGACACCTGTAGTGGGGATTACGCCTGTAACAGTTCGTTTTGCACGAATTGGTCTCAAGGCATAAACTACAAGGAGATATAAATGGCTACAGTCAACAAAGACTTTAAAATCAAAAATGGTCTTATCGTTGAAGGTGCAAATGGTACCATCAACGGTTATGACATTCTTACAAAAGACTCTGCCGATCAAACATACATTATTGGATTGATTGGTGGATCCGCAAACTCGCAGGCAGTTGCTAATACAGTTGTTGCTCGTGATGGTTTTGCAAATTTTGCTGCTAACGTTATTACAGCAGACCTCGTCGGTGATGTTACTGGTGATGTAACTGGTACAGTTTCTGATATTTCAAACCACGATACAGATGATCTTGGTGAGGGCACATCAAACCTTTACTTCTCAAATGCTCGTGCAAAAGATGCAGCAGCAGACTTGCTAACAAGTGCAACACTTACAAATATTACAATTAGCGGTAGTGGATCTGGACTAACAATTACTGCTGAAAACGGTGTTGCAGATTCAGATACAGACGACCTTCTTGAGGGTACAACAAATCTTTATTTCACAAATACAAGGGCTCGTGGAGCTGTTAGTGCTGGAGAAGGACTTCAGTACAATGGTTCAACAGGTGAGTTCACGGCACACCTTGGATACGGTCTTGAAATTGCTAATAATGCAATTCGTATTGATGATGATGTTATTGCTACTGATGCAGATATTTCAAGTGCAGTAAGTGCTCATAACGTAGCATCTGGTGTTCATGGTGTTACAGGTAACGTTGTTGGTACTTCTGATACCCAGACAATTTCCAATAAGACACTTGGATCAAACCTTGATGCTGGTACATATACTATAACAAACCTTGGAACACCAAATAACTCAACAGATGCTGCTACAAAGGCTTATGTTGACGGTGTTGCTGAAGGTCTTCATATTCATGCTTCTGTTGTTGCTGCTACTACAGCAAATATTAATCTTGCAACAGATCTTGAAAACGGAGATCTTCTTGATGGCGTAACGCTTGCTACAGGAAACCGTGTTCTTGTAAAGAATCAGTCTACTGCTTCACAAAACGGTATCTATGTTGTACAAGCTTCTGGTGCTGCTGTTCGTGCAGCTGACTTTGATGCTCCAGCAGAAGTAGATGGTGGTGACTTCGTATTCGTTACTGGTGGTGGTCAGGCTGACACTGGCTGGGTTCAGACATCTGAACTTGTTGCTACAATCGGAACAGACCCAATCTACTTCACCCAGTTCTCTGGTGCAGGTACATTTTTAGCAGGGTATGGATTATATCTTGATGGAAATACATTCAATGCTAATGCTAACGTTCTTGCAAGCATAGATTATGTTTCAGGTGCAATTACTTCTCATGAAGCTCTTCACAGCGGAATCCATGGTGTTACAGGAGATATTGTTGGAACATCTGATACACAAACATTAAGCAATAAAACACTTGGCAACGCAGTTTCCCTTGGAGCTGATCTTGATGCTGTTAATTCGTATAAGATTGTAAATCTTGAAGAGCCATCAAGCAATCAAGATGCTGCAACCAAATTCTATGTTGATAATGCAATTACTGGTGTTGGAAATACAATATCTGGTCTTGATACCGATGATGTTGCTGAAGGAAACAACCTTTACTTTACCAATGCCCGTGCAGAAGCAGCTGTTGCAAATCTTGATACTGGAGATCTTGCTGAAGGTACTAACTTGTACTTCACAAATGCCCGTGCAGAGGCTGCAATGGTTACACCACTTACAGCTGGCACACAAACAAATATTACAGTCACCTACAACGGATTGACTGGAAATTATGACTTTGTTGCAGAAAATGGTGTAGCTGATTCAGATACAGACGATCTTGATGAGGGAACTTCAAACCTTTACTTCACAAATGCTCGTGCCATTGCTGCTCTTGAAGCTGTAACGCCTAACTTTACAGAGATTGATATCAACAGTGTTGCAACACAGGT